TCCTTCCCGTTTTCAAGGAAAACAAGGCGAAAGGATATGTGACTTTTGGTGCTGACAACTTGTATCCCGATTTTTTAATTGAGTTATTCAATAAGTCACCCAAGCACAATGCCATCGTTTCATCCAAAGCATCGTATGTTGCTGGAGTTGGGACAAAGGTAATCGGACAAAACACCGTTGACATCGCAAAAGCCGAAGCAAAGATTCAAGCGATCAATGCTTACGAAACACTTAACCAAGTTAAGAACAAGATTGCTTATGACCTTGAGTTGTTCAATGGTTATTGCTTGGAAATAATTTGGAACAAAGCCAAAACGGCAATTGCTGAAATTTACCACATCCCTTTCAAGAATATCCGCAAAGGACTTGAAGGCGAGTATGTGTATTGCGAGGATTGGACTGACCGCAAAGCGGAGCAAGTTCACTATCAGCCGTTCAACGCAACCACAAGAGAATCAAAGTCACTTTATTATTGCCAATTCTACCGACCTGGTCAAGGAGAATATCCTTTGCCTGATTATGTTGGTGCATTAAAATATATTGAGGTTGACACCGAGATTTCCAATTACTATTTGAATTCAATCAAAAACGGATTCACCGCACAAACGCACATCCAGTTATTCAAGGGAATCCCAACACCTGAAGAAGCTCGTGCAACTGCAAGACGATTCAAAGAGAATTATCAAGGCACGGACAATGCTGGTGGACTTATCATCCAATACAACGATCCACAAGAGAAAGAATCAGTCATCAACAACTTGCAACCATCGGACTTTGACAAGCAATTTGATTTGCTGAATAAGACCGTACAACAAGAGATATTTGTTGCACACAAGGTAAACTCACCAATGCTCTTTGGAGTGCGTGTGGAGGGTCAATTGGGTGGTCGTAGCGAGATGATTGAAGCGTATGAGATGTTTCAACAATCATACATCGAACCCCGTCAACAAAAGATTGATGATACTTTGACTTATTTGTTTGAGTTCATCTCTCCGGTTCGCTTAGAAACAATTAACAAACCACCTATCGGATTGGATTATCAGGCGTTATTTACTGCTGGTTTGATTTCAAACGAAGAAGCTCGTCAAGAATTGGGACTTCCAGCACTTTCAAATGTAAAAGTGCAGTCATCATTGAACGATGCCATCAACGCATTGTCACCATTGGTTGCAAACAATGTATTGTCAAATATGACCATCAACGAGAAGCGTCAATTGGCTGGACTTGATCCGATAGTTGGCGGTGATTTGTTGGAATCTTCATCAGCACCCGTTGCCTTGTCATCACAAAATCCTTTTGGATGGGATGATGAGCGTGACTTGGCGGTTTTTATGAAGTATGGTGAACCAGCGGAGAACTTTGAACCTATGAAGTTTGACTTCGCATCTGCGATTGAATCAGCCATCTTGAATGTGCTGAAGGAAAACAAAGGTTTGCAGATTGGCGATATCGTCAACATCACCAAACTTGATCCACAAGTGGTGGTTGATACCATTGCAAAATTGAACGAAGCCAAGTTGATCAAAGGATACAATCAAGGTCTTGAGGTTACAACAAAAGGATTGGAAGAAATCAGTCAATTGCAAACGGAAATCGTGGTTCGTTACAAATACGCAGTAGCACCAGGAATATCAGGTGGAATGATTATACCCGGTTCTCGTGAGTTCTGCCGTCAAATAGACCGATCCAATCGTGTTTATTCTCGTGCGGATATTGATGCTATGTCGGCACAAACGGGAATTGATGTTTGGAGCAGACGAGGTGGATGGTATCACGACCCCGTGAGAGATGTGAATGTTCCACAATGCAGACACATTTGGCAACAACAATTATTGAGGAGAATCAAATAATGACGAACTTTGTATATTTCATATCAACAACCTATTTGAAAGACAACAGTCCTTTGAATGAGAATGTTGACGATAAGTTGCTGAAGTCAGCAATCAAAGAAGCTCAGGAAATCTACATCCGTGATGTCATCGGTTCAGGTATTTACAACCAGTTGCAGACACAAGCGTTTGCAGGGACTTTGACCAACTTGAACACCACCCTTTTGGATTCATACATTGCACCTTGTTTGAAGTATTATACTTTGACCGAAGCGATGTTGCCAATGACATTCAAGTTGATGAATAAATCGGTTGCATCTCGTGAATCGGACAATGCTCGTGCAGTATCCGTTGAGGAGATGACATTGATTGAAGGCAGATATCGTGACAAAGCGGAATACTATGCGAATAGGTTGCGTGATTACTTGCGTACCAATACGAATGACTATCCATTGTTCTTGAATCCCGGCAACACGATTGACACCATCAGACCGAAATCAACTGCATTCAGCGGAGGAATTTATTTACCACTAAGATATGACGATTGTTTCTTCAACTATGACTTCCCCCACGAGGACAAATAAGTGGCAAAAAAACAACGAAGCCAAACTTCTCAAATTCCTAAAAAATGACATTAAACCAAATAATCAAAAAGATTCAGACCGCAGCCGAAAGCCATAAAATGGTCGGTCACTTTGGTGTTGGTCAGCAATCCAATTTGACGGTTGAGAATGTCGAGTATTATCCATTGGTGTGGTTATATCCAGATGGCTTCAATTTGCAGTCAACTGGAAAGTTGATGACATACAACTTTGCATTGCTTGTGATGGATCGTGTGTTTGAATCTGAGAGCAACACGATTGAAGTTCTTTCGGATACTGCACAAATTATGTCTGACATTTTTGCGTTGGTAGAAACCAACACGGAAACCGATGGTGACTTTGAATTGAGCATCAACGGAAATGCATCACCATTCTATGATTCAAAAACTGACATACTTGCTGGATATGCAATCAACTTCCAAGTTCTCACTCCTTATCTCTCTAATAGTTGCGTTGTACCTGTGTAGTGTGATTTGGGCAATGTTCAATTTTGAAGAACATCCAAAGCCAAAAACACTATTGAAGGTAGAGATGCACGAAAGAATCGTGGAAAGAGAGAAAATAAAACGAAGCGTTCTAATCAAATATCTTAATCACTTGGATACAATCTACCTTGACACCTTCGAAAGTTCGTCAGAAGGTCTGAAACAAGCAATTGAGATACATCGTACACTTGACACAACTCTATGAAGAAAAACAATGTTCTTAAAATTGACAAGCCGTTTGAAGAAACGAAGGTTCTATTGATTAGTGATTTGCATTGGGACAATCCAAAGTGTGACCGGGTAACTCTAAAACGACATCTTGACTTGGCACTTGCCGGAAACAATGACATCCTAATCAACGGGGATTTGTTTTGTTTGATGCAAGGTGCGTATGATCCACGAAAGAGCAAGTCAGACATCCGACCTGAACACAATGTTGCAAACTACTTTGATGCCATTATTGAAACTGCCGTTGAGTGGTTCACGCCCTATGCTCACAACATTAAGCTCATCGGATATGGCAACCACGAAACAAACATTCTCAAACGCCAAGAAACCGACATCATTGAACGCTTTGTCACTTTGCTAAACTACAAAACGGGAAGTGATATTCAGGTCGGTGGGTATGGTGGATGGATTCGATACACCTTTGAACAATACGGCAGAACTTGTATGTATACAATGAAGTATATGCACGGATTCGGTGGTGGTGGTGCAGTAACTCGTGGAACAATTCAACACAACCGGATGAGCGTGAATGTAGAGAATGCCGATGCCATTTGGATGGGACACGTTCACGAGGACTATGAGCTTACTTACACGGTTGAAACCTTGTCCGTTAAGGGAACTGTCTATCTGCGTGACATATTAATGATTCGTACTTCAGCATACAAAGAAGAATACGGAGATGGTTCAAAGGGATGGCACATTGAACGAGGTGCATCACCAAAGCCAATCGGAGGTCGTTGGTTGGTTATGAATCCAGTTCGTGAAGGTGACCATCGGAAGGTCATTGCTTACACCCACAAAACAATCTAAGAGTTAAAAAAACGCAAACGGATATGATCTTAAAGGTTCAAATTGTACACGAGCAAAAGAACGACAATTGGATGGGTTTGATTGAAGGCGAATCAGACATCGTTGAAATCGTTGAGGATGGTGCGATTGATTCTGCACAAATTGTTGGGGTGAGTGCTTATCACGAGTATTGCATTGTTTATATGCTCGGAGGTCACTCGTTTATATTGGAAGAAGAATATGATATATTTGTAAAGAGATGGATGCAGTCAACCCAAAACACTATAAACAAGGATTAATCGAGTGCATTGATGCGATTGATTCAGCAACTACCAATAAAAAAGGAATCATCGCAGTTTGCACCGGGAACATAATCAAATACATTTGGAGGTGCGAAGACAAAAATGGACTTGAAGATTTGTACAAAGCGAAGTGGTATCTTGACAAGCTCATTGAAACCAAAGAAAAACAATCGTCCAAAAGTGCTACTTTGTAGAATGTGGTTCTTGTTATTTCTCATTCCGTTGACCAGCAATGGACAAGTGCTGATTGATACTTGTGTAATTCAAGAAGCCAATCACTATCTTGTGAAAGGTGCAATTGCGAGAAGACAAGTCACACTTCTTCGCAAAATTGTGACATCGGATTCAATCATCATTGACCAACAAGATTCCATCATTGGTAAGCAAAAGACAAATATCGGATACCTGAAGGATGACAACAATGCCCTTGTCAAGCAAAATAAAGCCATCTCACGCACTTTAATAAGTTACAAGATGCTGAGTGTAGTCCTAACCATTTTAAGCGTTGCGATGTGGCTCAAATAGATTTATCCAAATTGCCGGATGCCCTTGACACTTATTTAGGTGACGCATCTCAAGGGTCACTCCTTCAGCAGATAATCGTTGAATGGTGGAATAAGAAGGTGATTCCACCCATTTGGGCGAATCTTGATGCCAACGGAACAAACGCATCATCCAAACTTCGCCAATCTTTCATTCCTGGTACTATCACCAAATCCCCAACATCAATCAACACCATTCTTTTGGCTGAGGATTATTGGGAGTTTATTGAATACGGAAGGAAGCCAACACGAGGAGGACATATTGAAGGCACTCCCTACTTATGGCAATCGTTAAAAACTTGGATCAGTCAAAAGGGCATCAAACCATCCGAAGGTCAAACATACGATTCACTTGCCAAAGCCATCGCCAAGAAGATTCACCGAAGCGGAACAAAGGCACAACCATTCTTGGAAAAGGCATTCACGGAATCCATTCAGATGGAATTGGTCAACGAGTTGAACGCTCGTTTTGGAGATTTGATATTCTCCGAAGACATAAAAATCTAACAAAAAGAAAAGTTTATTTGCATTATTGAATTGTTTATTTTACTTTTGCTCTCGTTATGGATTACGCAAAAGCAATTGAAACAATCAAACTGAAACGAAGACAAGGTCTTTTTCAGATTGTCGCACGGAAGACCGGAGTATCACTTCCAACTGTCAGAAAGTATTTAGTCGATGGGAACATCGTTTCTCCAAAAGCAAAAGCCGTCATTGAGATTGCATTGAGGGAGGTGAACAATGATTGAGTTGGCAATCAACGGATGGATTCTGACTGTGAAAGGTCGTATCTCCGAAGAGAAGTATGTCTACACAATTGAAGCGGTGGACAATTGGCTGATTGCAAACCACATTGAAGAACTTGGTGATTACTTGAATTCAACCACAAGCGGATTTGGTGACTGCGTTGCAACTGAATTTGACGGAATCAACTCTGAAGCATTCTTCAATGCTGAACCAACTAAATTTCAGGTTCTATTTATGATAGGACAACGCACTAACTTTTTCTAAAACAAAAACTCTATGAATAAAAGCGAATCAATCAAGAACATTGCCGGTGCATTGGTAAAATTCCAAGCATCGGTGAGCAAGGTCGGAAAGGAATCAAGCAATCCTTTCTTCAAATCCAAGTATGCAAGTTTAGCGAACATACTGGACACCATTCAAAAGCCATTAAGCGAATGCAATTTGGCAATCAGTCAATTTCCTAATGGGGTGGAACTGACCACTTTAATCGTTCACGCTGAATCAGGCGAATGGATGGAATCATCCTATGTGATGCCGGTTGCAAAGCAGAATGACCCACAAGCAATGGGAAGTGCAATCACCTATGCACGGAGATATGCACTCGGTTCAATCTTGAACTTGAACATTGACGATGACGATGACGGAGAGAAAGCAATGGGAAGGCAGTCAGCACCCAAGCGTGATGAACTCACACCAAAGCACCCAAGTTGGGCAAAAGCCGTTGAACATTTGAAGACAGGTGGATTGATGACCGACATCACCACGAAGTTTGAAGTATCTCCAGTCAATCAGAAACTTTTAATTGGTGAGAAATGAAACTTCAACTTCCAACTATTCACACTAATTTGACCGAAGACGATTGGCATCAATTGAGAAGCTCTCGTTTCACGGCATCTGAAATTCACAAACTGATGGGTACTCCGAAAAATAAATCGGAGTACTTGTCAGAAACTGCGAAGACATTTATCTTTGAGAAGGCAGCGGAATACCTAACCGGGCAAAAAGCGGAGATGTATGGTCGTGCTTTGGATTGGGGCAAGGAACACGAGAAAGAAGCGTTTGAATACTTCCAAAGTCAGTCAGATGATTTCTACACTTATTATGGTGCAGAAACATACACCTTCATCACCTATGGCGAATGGGGTGGATATTCACCTGATGCACTTGGCACACACCTGGTTGAAATCAAATGTCCGTTCAATTCGGGAAACCACCTTCAGAACTTCTTCATCACCAACAACGAGCAATTCAAATCAAAACGCCCGGAATACTATTGGCAAGTTCAAATGGGTATGGTTGCAACGGATATGACTGAGGCGTTGTTTTTGAGTTATGATCCACGAATGCCACACGGAAAGAAGCTCACGCAAACCTTGATCACTTTGGAGGAGGACATCCAAGAAATCATTGACGAGAAGTTGGCATCGGCTGGAGAACTATTTTTGTCAATCACTAAATAAATCGTTCATTCACCAAGTCGGAGTAAAATAAATTTTCAGAATAGAAAGTAATTATGTAGGTTTGAATCATAATACAAACGGATATGAAAAATTTGACACCAAAACAACTCGCAAAATTAGAAAGCCAAATCGCTTTATTGTCACACAAATTGGCATTAGTATGTCAGCAACACAAGATTGATGAACGCAATATGGAATTGGTTGACGCTGGATTTGATGATTGGGATGCCGAAACACAAGAAGGTATGGTAAACGAACTTCACAATATGGATCGTATGCTTGACACCCTTCATTGCAGAATAATTGATTTAAGAGAAAACACGGGAGCTTAATCGCTCCCTTTAATTATAAAACTATGGACTTAATATTCTTACTCGTAATCACACCCATCACCATTGCGGTGATGTTCGTGTACTGGAAGTTGAAACAATACTTCAATGACTTTGACAACTTGCCTGAGGCATCACCGTATGAATTTGAACGGGACAACTACATCCCCGAATTTGATACCTACACGAAGGCAATCTACAAACACAAATTTTACAAAGGAAAAAGCAAATGATACAAAACTACTTAATTATCGGAATGGCAATCTTGTTTGTCATCACCCTTCTCCAGTTGCACAAAACAACCGAACGAGAAGATGAGCTACTTGAAAAAATCTCAAACAAGAATCGTTTGATTTGGGATTATGAAACTGAACTGCTGGAGATCAGGTCAAAGATTGCGGAAGCAAATGACCGTGCGAAAACTTGGGAACTACAAGCGAACTTTCTTAAAGAACTAAACGATGACAAAAATCAAAGCACTCGTGGTAAGAGCATCAATAAATGAGATCATCAAATGGCGTGTGTATTTTGCCGGACAATTACTTGCAACTTTTGAGAACGAAACGGATGCCATCTATTATGCTAACTTTATAGACCGACAATGATGAACACGAAAGCAATGGTTGAATATCTATTGACACACAAACCCGAAACGAGGGATTGCGACATTAAACTGATGGCGGTGATTTATCGCAGATTATGTGAAGGCAAGGATTTCTTCACGGAGTTTGAAGCAAAGCGATTGCCATCACCGGAAACAATACGAAGGTGGAGGGCAAAGCACCAGGAAGAGAACGAGGAGTTGCGTGGTGATAAATACAATGATCGTCACGAGTATCAAAAACAAGTTAAAAAAGAGTTGGGATATTCATTCTAATTCATTAAATTGCAAGGGTATTTCAGTTGTGTACGAGACAACTAACATCAGACCTTTACTCCTGGCAGATGCTCAACTCGTACTTGGGCATTTGTTCAGGAGTTTTTTTATTATGGAAAATATAGGACAAATCGTAAGAAGTAAAAAAACGGGGAAGAGCAGATACACTCCCATCAACAATGATATCTTGCAAAGCTCACAGTTGACTTGTGAGGAGAAAACTATCTTGATCTATCTATTATCATTGCCTGAAGATTGGGTGGTCTACAAGACCGTTATTTGGGGTAAAATGAACATAGGGAGAAACCGATTCAATACCCATTGGAAAGGATTGGTCGAAAAAGGTTATATCGTTTCAGTTCGTGTGATTGATACGACCACCAATCTTGTGCGTGGATGGAATCATATTGTCTACGAAGAACCAGTACTTACCGAATCTCGGATTGACCAACCTTCGGACTTACCGAATATCGGACTGTCCGAAAAGCAGGGTATATATAAAGAAGATATTCTACAAAGTAATAATACTACAAAAGAAAGAGAGGGTAAAAAAGAAAAACTCACCCCAACTGAACAAGAATGTATTGATGAGTTCATACTAAAAGGTAGATCAATCAGCGAAGGCGTGGCGTTTTTCAATTATTGGGAATCAATGAATTGGACAAGGAAAGCCGGAAAGATTCAGAAATGGAAAATGGCAGTCGTGAGTTGGATTGAAAAATCAAAAACTTTTAACAAAGAAATTGAAACATCTCCACAAATTATTAACCGAAAAGTGTTTTCTTTGAAAGAATATGACGAACGAACTTGAAGAATACATCATCGGTCAACTATTATTCTACGACCAAACTCGTGCAATGTTGCCGAGAATCAAATCACAATGGTTTGAAGACAATCTAAACAAACGCATTGTTGAATCAATGTTGGAGATGTACATCAATAACGATGAGATTGATGTTCTAACTTTGGGAAAGAAGTTCAGCCGTGCTGAGATGGTGACCATCGTCAAACTCACGCAGAATGTTTATGGAATGCCAAACATCAGCAGTCACCTTCCAGCACTTGAACACAAGTACCTGAAGAAACAATTCATTGAGAACATCACCAACTTGGATTTGACTTCGGACTTGAAAGAGATTCTCACGAATGTTCAGACAATGGTCGACAACACCAAGTTCACCACCATCAATGATCCGGTCACGATTACCCAAGTTACCAACAAGACCGTTGATGCTATTATCGAGGCGGTGCAAAGAGGTGACAAGCTCACGGGAAGACCAACGGGATGGGCAGGACTTGACCGGGTATTGGGAGGATGGAACAACGGTGATTTGATTGTAATGGCTGCACGACCGGGTCAAGGTAAAACGGCACTTGCTTTGTCTTTGATGTATGACTTCGCCAAGATTGGTGGAAAGGGATTGTTTCTTTCTTTGGAGATGAGCAATGAGCAACTTGTCAAAAGATACTTGTCATTAATTACCGACCTTGCCAATTGGAAGATTCGCAATGCAAACCTTCGGGAGTTTGAGGTTCAACAATTAATCAATTCAGCCAATAATCAGACGGTTCAATTCTACATTGATGACGATCCGAATTGCAGTATCCAACAAATCAAATCCAAAGCGAAGATTCACAAAGCAAAACACGGACTTGAGTTGTTAGTCATTGATTACATCCAGTTAATTAAAGGGACAAAAACAAACCGGGAACAAGAGATTGCAGAAATTTCCCGAAACTTAAAATTGCTTTCTAAGGAACTAAATATCACCGTCATAGTGTTGGCTCAGTTGTCACGCAAATGTGAGGAGAGAGCGGACAAGAGACCTATGCTTAGCGATATCCGTGAGAGTGGAAGTATTGAGCAAGATGCGGATGTCGTGATGTTCCCATTCCGCCCGGCATACTATTCAGGTGAGAAGCTCCAGCAAGAAGAAGCCGAACTAATTATCGCAAAGAATCGTCACGGTGAATGCTACACAATCAAAACGACATTCATCGGTGAACGCACAATGTATCAAGAACGACTATGAGACACGGGAGTTTATTTTCGGGAATAGGTGGATTTGATTTAGCAGCCGAGTGGATGGGATGGGAAAACATATTTCATTGCGAGTGGATGGAATTTCCACGAAAAGTATTGGACTATCACTTCCCTGATGCGGATAGTCACATTGATATTTGTACAACTGATTTCAAAAAATATGCAAACAAAATTGACATTCTTACCGGTGGATTCCCCTGCCAACCATTCTCCCTTGCCGGGAAACGAAAAGGCACGGATGATGAACGCTACTTGTGGGGCGAGATGCTTAGAGCAATACAAGAAATTAAACCGAGATTCGTCATCGCAGAAAATGTCTTTGGTATCACGAATATTGATGGCGGATTGGTATTCGAGCAGGTGTGCCTTGACTTGGAAAATGAAGGGTACGAAGTTCAACCGTTTATTATTTGTGCTGCAGCCAAAAACGCACCGCACCGAAGAGACCGATGCTGGTTTGTTGCTACCAACACCAAATGCAGCAGAAGGATACAAATCAGCCAAAACATACAACCCAAAAAGTCAAATGGGTTCCAGTTTATCCGCAATGTCAAGAAGCGGAATGCTTCCAACACCAAGAGTGGGAGGACAGGAAGATTACAAAACGAGGAACATAAGACAAGGTCATCAAAAAGCAATGAGTTATCTGGAAGCAAACATTCAATATCAAACTGGAACAACTTCCCATCTCAACCCCCGATTTGTAGCGGAGATGATGGGATTTCCAACGAATTGGACGGAATTACCTTTCCAAAGTGGAGAGCAGAATCAATTAAAGGATACGGAAACGCAATAGTGCCACAAATTGCCTATCAATTATTTCAAATTATAAACGAGTTATGACAAACTACTACCAGGAAATACATTTACTAAAACAAGAAGTCAAACGGCTCAAAGGAGTTGTTGCCGAACTGAATCAAAAACGAATTGACGAGGTCAAGAAACTCAAAGAAGAAATCGTAAACCCAAGATGCAAGATCAACGAGATAGATGCCGAGTGGACTGAAGCGATGCGAGTGGTTGCAATCGTCTATGATGTCACACCCGATGCAATCGTGGATAAGGTTAGAACTCAAAACATTATGGATGCTCGGCACTTGTTTTGCTATTTATGTAGGAAGCATCTGAAGATGACCTACCTTTCCATCGGCAAGATTCTTCACCGTGACCACTCAACCATCATCAACTCCGTGCAAGTGTACGATTCACTTATAGAATATGACCGAACAACCAACAAACTATATGTCGAATCTCTATCCTTATTGGGTTTGCATTTGCACGAAAGGTCTAAGCTCGTCAATACATATTCTACGGTCTGAAGATGAGATGTTCAGGATAAAGAAAAAATACGAAAAGAATGGTTATATTTGTAGTATTGAAAAGAAAATGTGAATAAAGCGGAAATCATAGAGGAACTGTCAAAAGCGGAATGGCTCACCAAAGCCACCAAGAATATCGCCAAAGGAAACGAGTTGGCAAGGGAACTCTATCAATTCTACTTTTTGACCATATTGCAAAAACCTGATGAACAAATTGAGAAAATATACAATGACGGATACATCCAGTTTTGGACAATCCGTCTTTTGTACCTTTGTATCAACGGCAACCGGCATCCCTTTGGTGAATCTCGCATCTATGATCAATACGATGTCTATGACTTACACTTGTCTGAAGAACCCGACCTTTTTTTGGAACGGGAAGAAGATGAAAGAATCGAACAAAAACGAATCAACAAAATAAATCAGGTAACTGAAGAAGCGTATTTCTATGAGAGGGAGTTATTCAAACTTTGGTGCAGCGGAATGTCAGCACGAGCAATCCACCGCCAAACGGATATTTCAGTCAGAGAGATTCTGCGAGTAGTTAAATTAATGAAAGAAAGATGTACAACGAAATAATTGGAATTGCTTGTCTAAGCATCATCATCGTCAACTTCGGCAAACCAGCCGACCTACTCAAACGCTATCTCTACGGAAGCGACTACTC